TACTACGCTGGTGACGCCATTAACTAACTGTGAGAAGTTACCACCAACTTTTAGATCGTAGTTACCCTCAACATATTCAGTCTTATCACCTTTGATATTGATGTTTGCATCGCCTTCAATCGTGATGTTACATGTGCCTTTGACTAGAATGTTTCTGTCTTTAACTGTAATTTCATAACCATTGCCATACACTTTATGAACTTCTGATCCATCTGGATGCATCTCAATGAATGTGCCAGTTCTATGTTCGATGCGAACACGTTCTCTGTTTGGTGTGTCATCTAATTGAATAGAGTGTCCAGACTCGCCTCTCCATGAAGCATTCATCGGATACATTGGTGGATTCTGTTCACTAGCCGGTGATTCTGGCTCAGTCCATCCGTTAAAGAAATCAGGTTTACTCATGGTGGTGTTGTATTCTCTATACTAAAACTGTTATTTGAACTAGAAGAACTAGAAATGTAATCGGCGAGACTGCTGACATTAGCAGTAGATGGCGAGTTAACAATTGCAATCACTGAGTCGGGAACATTAGCGGATGCAGCCTTGTCTTGAACTTCTGCCAATGCTGATTGCGATGATGTATTTAATTGTGATAACACGCCCGCTAAACCGCCAACTGCCGCACCAGGTAACGCTGTTACTTGAGCAGTAACATCTTTAATGGCATTCGTAAAATTAGTAAAACATTGTTGAATTAATGCTAGTACTTTGGCTGGCAAAGTTTTAATAAAATCAACGATTTGTTGTATCTCTTTTATTAAATTATAATATAGTGATGCGACCGCAACATACTCAGCAATTTCTTTTAACTTCTCATTAATTTCTCTGATGTATTTCTTTGCAGTAGAGACTGCCGTTGAAATTAATCCAGAAGGATCTGCGTTTAACGTAAGAAGAATTCCTTTAATAGTAATTCTAAACGCATCAACTGCTTGACCAATTAATGATTTAACGATTGCTGCTGCTGCATTCTTACCATCAGCGATTGCTTTTGTTATAACTGTAACTGGATTGTCGATTATTCCTAGATTAAAATCTGTATTTGCATTAAATGTAAACTTAAAGTCGCAAGAATGCGCCAGATCAGCATTAGTTTTAGCGGTTATAGTACCGAACATAGTTTGCATCGAGAATGGTGCTGTTGTCTGTACACCAACTGCACCAAAAGTAACACCTGAAGGCAAATATGGAATCAACGTATTGCGTTGTTCTACGATTGTGCTCTGAATGCCGTTGACTGAATTCGCTAAACTTAATGCCATGATTAGATCTCCGGTGGTACTTCTCTAACTTGTGGAGAGAAACCTTTCGATGTATTAAAGTCTACTGTTAATCCAGGCAAACATCCCATAACTATTGGTGATTGTCCACTCATTCCGTCAGTAAAGAATCCAACAACCCATTCACCAGGAGTTGGAGTTCCAAATATCTTAGTGCCACCTGTAACTGGATGCATAGGCAATGCCCATGGTAGATCATCAGTAGGTATTCGATTTAAATCATCTGTGTGCCATCCAAAGATTCTCACTTTTAATCTACCAAGCATGAGTGGATCATCTCGACGTTCGACTACGCCCATCCACCATACAAAGCCGTCTAGTCCCATTCTATTAGTAAATGTCATTGATTCACCGTCTTTGTTATAGAGTTATCGTCATATGTTGGTGCTCCGGCACCGAACGAATCTTTTGCTATCTCTAGAATTGTTTCATACTTCATATTCACATCGATAATATGTCTAGCAGATGTAATTATATATGTGCCTGAATGATACCCGTCTTTTTCACCAGCATTATTGCCTGATCCATCTGGTCCCCTTTGAGATGGTAGTATCACTTCAATCTTAGAACCAACTGTTAGATTTGGATCACCAGATAGAAGAATTCTAACTCTCGAATAGTTTAGTAATGCGAGTTGTGCTGTTCTATTTGGCACCCATACTTCTGCTCTAATGTCATTTGCTACTGCATACTCATTAGAATTCTTCACAATGATTGGTATCTTCTTATGTTCACTGTTCGTTGTCAATACTTTGAACACGGCATCATAACTCTCGTTTGGTTTCTGTCCTAATCTATTCTGAAGATTACCGATGATAGAACCTTTGTTCAGAGTGTCTGCTTTATTGATATACTTTTTGTAATCAAATGTAGTTGTCTGATACGTTCTTTTGATAGGATCAATAGTCAGAACTTTATTTGCAAACACACCCATTGTTGTACCATACAAAGAATCAAAAGTATCGAGAATATTGTATGACTTGATACCGATGAGTGAGATACCTAATTCTTTAGATGCACCTTCATCACCTACGTTTCTTGGCGTGTACTTGTATCGTGCATATGTACTACGTTTGAATAGACTCTGAAGAGATACGAAGTTAAATCCCTCTGCGTTCTCAAAGAATACAAAGTCTGCACCTTCGCCTTTGACTGGCAGTGCATAGTTAGCGAGCCAATTAATTAACTCGAAAGGTTTCTTGTTACCCAACACAAAATTATATAGACCTTTTGTTCTTCCGACAAGAACTCTACGCTTTGATCCATCTTTAATTTTCATTTCTTCAGTTAGAATATTATATACGATAGTCGATATTTCTGCATTATATGATCTGCTGATCTTCATCTGTTCAGATAGAAACAATTCTTCTGTACAGAAATGTAGTGTATAGTTTTCGTTTAGATTGTTCTGAATTACACGTTCACCAACACGATACACTCTAAAGTATTTGTCGATCTCTAATCCAGATTGTGGACCTTTCTTGAATTTCATATGAATGAATTCAGATCCATTCATTCCCATTCTATCAATCATTGAGATAGAGTCGTTGATTAGAATCATACCAGAGATAGTGCCACGCATGATGTCTTCAAAGTATGATAGTTCTACCATCATAGATTTTAGACTAACAGTTTCTTTTGCCGTGATTAAATCTATCGCTTCAAGATAAAACTCATCAGGTATTAAAAGACCTGATTGTTTATTTGCGGGTACTTCCGCAGTTGTGCCACTATCTAATATTGGCATTATGCACTCATCAGAGTTTTAAACTGTTCTTCCATATCGCCCGCAAATGCTTGATTCAACAACTTAATCTCTCTTCTACTTTCATTTAAATCATTCTCATAGTCATAGATGTATATGATATTCTTTGTAATTGCAACTTCCACTTGTGTATCTTCTTGAATACCTGGAATTTTATAAGTTGTTGTAGTTTCTGCCAATGCATAGTAATCATCAAAATCAATTGAGTTCTTCTTTACGGTAACTTGATTTGATTCTAAATCAGTCGTAGTAGTAATCTTCTCATATCTATAAACAGTAGACTGCACATACTCATATGCATTATTTGCAGACGTAGTATGTGCATTGAATGCTAATTGAAATTCTGCATCATACTTTGCAGTTAAGTAATCAATGAATGTCTGATAGTTCATCGGCCAGTCCCACAGTGGATCCATCAACTGATTTGAATACATTACGATCCAATACTTATACGGATCGCCATAATATTTGTGTGCGACTGTCTCTGGTGTATCACCTTCTTGTACGTTATACTTATAGAATACTACCGAGTCGTTTTTAAGATCATCTAAGATTGTAGCCCTAGACATAAGATTAGTAAGTACAATTCGATTACCGTTCTGATCTCGCATCAAAACTTTGGGCAATGTGTCGAAGTATAACATTAGTATCCATCCTTGATTCTAGTCTTATCAACGATCTCAATCTCTTTGAATTGTAGGGACATCTTAGTTTGTACTGGTTCACCACCATCATATGTTACCCAACCAATTGGAGCATAATCTACAGAAATATCTGTTAAAACGCATCTTGTAATTTTATGCACGTTTTCATTTATTTTTCCTTCATAATAAAATTGTATATCAAACATATCAGGAACTTTGAAGAACATGCCTTGAGTTCCAAATACGCCATTTCTATTAATTTCTGGTGCAGCAGCATATTTGAATGCTTTGATGATCTCTTTAATCGTATCAGCTTCCAGTTTACTATACGGAGTTAATGTAAAATCAAATTGAAACGATCTGAATCCTGTTCCTTGAAACAAAACTTGTAGCTGTGGATTAATAGCTTTACCAACACCACGTAATAATAACTGAGATACATTCCCTCCTTCAGCAACAAGACCTGCTTTACCTAATATTCCACCAGCGGCTTGTCGAAGAAAAGGATCGCTTCCTATTGCATTAATGATAGCACTTTCACTTGGAACACCATCTTTTGTTATTCTTTAAATAACATCAGCTACAGATGATCCAGCTTGTGCTAAAAAGTATGGCAATCCTAAAGCTGAAGTTAATTCAACTTGATCATTATATTGTGATGAATAAGACACATTAACAGTGTCTGGAACATATAATGCTATATATGATCTTGGTCTTCGTTTAACATCAGATTGAGCAATAGCTTGTACTGCTGATGATGCTTTATTATATACATCAGTGGCTGAAGCAACGAACCCAGATGCATAGTCTATATTTTTACCATCTTCAAACGCCGCATCTTCATTTGACAGTACGGCGTAATTATGTTGAGTGTCTCCAACTATATTACTAGAATATGACTGATCGGGTTCAAGAATTGTGAACCCAATCCAATGTTTGCGTGTTGAATCGGTACCTAGATTTCTAGGATAATGATAGGTAACGCTTTGATATTTGTTTTCATACAAAACACCTAATGGTCCACCGACTCCGCCAGTTAAGTTACTGCCAGACAATGAAGAAACAATGCTCGATAGAGTTACAGAAGGCATAGTATTTAAATAGAGTTTGATATATATTATATTTATATGTCGTACAAAGGTAAATTCACACCAAGAAATCCACACAAATACCGTGGTGATCCACATAATATTATCTATCGTTCAACGTGGGAATGTCGAGTGATGAATTGGCTCGACACCAATGATAGTGTCATCGAGTGGGCATCTGAAGAGATGTTCGTACCATATAAATCACCACTTGATGGCAAGATGCATCGATACTTTCCAGACTTTCTAGTCAGATTCAAACAGAAAGATGGAACTACTAAAGTGATGATGATTGAAGTCAAACCAGAGAAACAAACAAAACCTCCAGTCAAGAAGTCTAGAGTGACAAAGCAATACATCAACGAAGTCGTAACATGGGGCACTAATGAAGCAAAGTGGAAAGCAGCAACAGAATACTGCCTAGATCGTGGATGGATGTTTAAGGTAGTTACAGAGTACGATCTTGGGATTAAATAACCAACATAAATATATTCATGAAAGCATCTACCCTCACAACATTAGCACAACAAAAGACGGCACTGGAATTAGATTTTCTATCCAGAAAGTCGGTTGCATGGTACAAAGATCAAATTCAAGGCATGAAGAATCCGACTAGACTTGCAAGAGAGATTGCAGTCGAACGAGATCGCCAGGGTAAAAGATTTCTAATGGGTGGACTGTATCATTACTATTATGATCCAAAGACTAAAGAAGAGTTGCCATACTATGATATAT